GTGGTCCAAGTTTCTTGGTGCTCATGTTGCACTCTTCAAAAGCATAACTTGGGAATTGGATATCGTCTGTTTCGACTACAATACAAGGAATATGTGTAAAGCCTAGTACTGCTGTTGCAATAGTACGGTGCTGACCGTCAAAAGTCATGATAGGAGACTTTTGGTTATCAATGTCAAATACATCTGTACACGCACTTGCTGGCGAACACAGACGTGGATCGTAGCGTTTGATAATGCTGATAATGTGTTTGATGATTACATCACGTTGTACTTCATAATCAATCCACAGTAGATCAATTGGAAGCATCATACTGCCAACTGGAAACTTGTGTCCGTTAGCATCTACTCGTGCTCGTAATGCGTCTAGTTGTTCTTGGGTAATTCCGTACTCTGCTGCGAGAGTGATCTTAACTTCTGCGATTACATCAGTCAGTTTGCGGGTAAGTCTTTTAGCCATTATATACTCCATCTTACTATAAGACTGCTTGGAACACAATGTTCCTTGCTTCATGTATATAATATAACACGGGCCGTAGCCCGTGTCAACCTAATTTAGGAGCATTCCAAAGATTAATTGGAGGAAATTTTAGTTCTGACCAACAAATGGTGCTAGTTCCGGTGGCTTCCAGCCTTCTGGCTTCAACACCTTGCCGTCTTCTCTCTTGCGTACTTTGCCTGTCTCTGGATCGATCTTTGCAAAGTTTGTTCGCATTACTTCTGTCCATGCACCTTCTCCGTCAAAGCCGCCTGCTCGAATAGCACCCATAGTTACAACCAAGATGTCAACAAGTGCATCAAGTTGTTCTACACGATCGTTTGCTACAATAGCATCACGTAGTTCGTTGTACTCTTCTGTAATTAAATCAAGATACATAGCATAGTTTTCGATGCTAGGTGCCTGATCACACGCTGTTGCAAACGTGTCAATATCTTTAAATGGATTCATTTTTTCCTCTTAATATTGTGGTGACATAAATGCATCTGGATTTACAGTTGCGTGATCACCGTCACCGTATTCGCCACCGATTTGGACATCATCTGGTTTTTCGTTACTCCAAGCTAAAATGCTTTCTGTTTCAACCATTCGTAATTCAAAATTACCTTTATCATTTTCAACATTAACGCCGCGGGTCCAACGACCGTGTTCTACTAGAATCCAATCGCCAATTTGATATTCATCTGTGTTTTCTGGTCCTTTTGCATAAACTTGACCCCAACGTGGATAGATACCTCTAGTAGATCCGTTGTCATCACGTAATATCAAACCTGATTTTGTTTTTTGTTCACCAAAATACATATTACTTACAATAACACGATTGCGTATCGGTTTTAAATCACCTTGAATTGTATTAAGATTGATTGCCATTATTCACCTTTTTGTATAAAGTTACCGTCTTCATCTTCTACCCATTTTGATTCAGCAGTTTTAGTTGCTGTACGAGTAGTCTTTTTTGGAGGAACAGGTTCCTCATCAAATTCTGCTAATGATTTAGCTTCAGCAGAACTTAACTCTGTTTTGTTAACTTCTCTTTTTTTAGTTGGTTCGTCTACTACCGGACGTGAATTATAATACTCTCTTACAACTTCTTCGTGTTTGCGGATAATCTTACCACCTGGTCCTAGTTCATCACCACGAGCGTTTACACGAGCATTACCTACAGCCGGAGTCATTTCGTTGCGTTTAATTAACAAGTCTAAGTCTATTTGCTTACCTTGCATTGTGCGGTAGACTTTTCTACCTTTGTTTTTCATTGCCATTAGAATCTCCTAAACTCTACTGATATTTAGTCTCTTAAAAATTCACGCCAGTCTAAATTGTATTTAATACTATCAATACGATGTACACCTATCAAATACAGCACATAACTTGCTACACTTGATCCACGTCCTACGCCCCATACAATGTTATTCTCACGCATAAAGTCTACTAGATAAACCATATAGCGTAGCAAGTCTAACATATTTCTATTCTTAAACTCTGCAAACTCGTCATTCATTCTCAGTATTTGTTCGTTTGTAGAACATTGACTCATTAAAAATGAATGAAGGTTGAATGTTTTGTATTCGTCAGGCATGAACCATTCACTTTGACATACACCGTCAAATGTCTTTTGATCTACATCTAGTGGAATATACTTTTGTAGTTTAGGAAGACCTTGTTCTTCCATAGCACTATTAAACTTGTCTATTTCATCTGTAGGGTTACATAATACCACGTGACATTTATCAATATTTCCACTATAGATCATATTGATAAGATCGCGATTAGAGAATCGTGGTATTCCTAAGTCATCTGTTTTCATTAGCATACATGTATTTTACGATACATTAATTAATCCGTCAAGCGGATTTTCGCCTTGTTCTTCTTGTTGTTTTCTTCTAGCCGCTGCTCTACGTTCTTCAAGTTCGAGAGTATAAGAATCAATAGCCAACAATATTTGTTGTCTTACGTCGGGGTTATCTGCAATAAAGTAATATCTGTTTAATTGAAATAACTTTTCTTCCACTTGTGGATCAGTTAAATGTGATAAGTCAGTTATACCTGGATGGATCATGCTGCACTAAATAGTCCTACGTATTCTAAGTAAACATCAACGCCGCCATTGATTGTCCATGCTTTAACAATAACTGCATCTGATGTAGTTGTCGAAACTGTAACTGTACTACCTGTCCACGCTGCATTACCGTCTGTAAACAAGTTACTTGGAGCACTTGAAGGGTTTAAACCAGCAAAGGTAACAACATGTGCTCCGCCGCCGTTGCCTTGTAGGTGAATATAAATTTCACCTTTTTTACCAATGTTAGGAAAGCCAGAAACAGTAACAGTAATATTAGTGTCAATAAGATTAATTTTAAAATAGTTTGCAGTTGCATGTGAAACAGTTCTATCAGCATCGCCAATAATACTTGCATTAGTTTCTACAGTATATGCTAAAAGATTAGCATTTGTAAGAGTGTTGTTGCTCATATCACTATCAGCATCGGTTCTTACAGTATTATCCTGTAGATCTTCTATTTCGGTTTTTGCTTCTGTAAAGTTTGTTTTAATAATGTTAAAATTATCACGAAATCCTTGGCTGTTGTTGTCAACGCCTGCTACCGGATATTGATCGTCTATAGTTTCACTAATAATATTACTAGCCATGTTTGCTTCCTTATCTCATATGTATTTATGTTCGATTACATGTTAAACTTATAGTTTCCGAATAGCAAATATTGTTCGCTATTGTTTTCATCCGTACTTTCAACAATGTATCTGTCAATTTCATAGTTTATTTGTTTAAAGTTAAATTCACTATTTTCAATGTTTTCTTTTACTAATTGTGCTGTTCCAGGTTTACAGTAACACAATGGTATCGCAGCAACATAATCAATTTCAGCAATACTACCATCTTGTGCTGTTCTCATCCACAGTGGTAAGAATAATCTTTCATCAGCACCTATTTCTGATATACGTTTACGCATGTTTGAAATATTACTTATATATCGAACTAGATCTTTGCTTTGACTTGCTAACAATGCATTACTATCTGCTGTGATTACTCTACTGTTTGGTCTAAATCTAAATGGATCTGTTGTTGACGAAGTACCACTAGATGCAACAGGTCTTACTACAACAACATTTCCGTTTCTGTCTAGCAATTCTATTTGTCCAAATGTATCAACACTGATAGTTCCATTGTTTCTTGTAACAATACTTATTTTAGCACCGCTTTCAAGTATTGGTGCAGCATCGTTGTCTCTTCTACCAATTGAATAACTAGAGTTAGCAACTTCAACCTTTGTAGTATCATCTAAAATTTCTATCTTAACTTGGTTAGCTAAAATAGGTTCGTGTGTTACAATTCTTGTTTCAAGTTTATTTTGCTTGCCTTTTTCAGGCTCTTGTGGGTCAACAACTTCAATATAAACAACTTCGTATATTGCATCAGTAGTTCCCGGCTGCACTGCCTGTGCAATTTTTAAATCACCAAAACGGAATTTTTTACGTTTGTGATTTTTAGCAACTGCTGCTGCAAAGTCGTGTATACTTTTTTGTTCTATACCTGCATACACTAGTGTACGTAAATCTTTTTGTAATCCAAAGTTTTCATCGTATGGACGATATATGTAATTAGGGGTAAAAATATCAATATCGTTTATAAAGTTTTCAAATACTTGACGTTGGCTCACAGGCAAGAACGGTTTCATATACACGTTTGTATATTCTTTTTGATCAACATCTACAACATTCAATGTAAATTCACGTATTCTTGCACTGTATCCAAATCTGTCTCTAACTAATACTTTGAATTTGTATGCTCTATCTATAGTAGTTGTGCCACCGTCAAAAGTCGTTGCTTGTGTTAACGCTTCCCAGTAATCAGTTGCAGTGCTTGGTGTTAACGAAATATTTGACAAGTGTGCCTGTAAACATATGTAAAGAGAATCAGCATATGTTATAACATCTCCTGCAAAATATTCTGCACCACTATCCCAAATAGTAGTACCTTGGTCAATATCGGTTAATCCTAAATTACCATCTTTTGAAAATTGATTAACTTTACCTACAATTTCTCCGTCACGTTTTAATGTTAATCCGTTTGGCAATCTGCCGCCAATCAAATCAAAACGTAATGTACTATCTTCAAGTGTGCTAGTTGCTTCTAACTTTAAATAACTTGTTCTGTTTGCTGTTATTGATGGTAATACAGGATCAGTAATCCAGTTTATAGTACTTTCAACTTCACCTAATATATCAATACTAAATGTTTTTGGAGAACTGATAATTTCATTGTTAGCGACACTAAGTTTTTGTGTAAACACTGTTCCTCTTGACACAGCCATAATAAATTGTCTGCCAATGTTTGCAGTTGATTGATATGGATTATCAATAGTAACTCTCCAACATTCTGTATAACGTCTATTAACTGTACCTTTGTATGCTAATACTTCGCTGCTGTCGCTGGTATGGAATGCTTGAGTAATATAGTTTTTGTTTAGTGTATTTGCTGATTCTTGTACTCTTATTTCTACAGTTTGAGAATCTAACAACGTAATTTTGTATGAACTCCAACTTGTAAATCCTGGAAATAGTGTAACTAGATATCTGCCAATTGCATCTTCAAACGTTTCTCCAGGCACAGGTGTTATTCCTGCTTCGTCATAGTTAAATTCTAATGTAGCAGCACCTTGTGCTTTAATAGTCCAAACAATGTATTTTTGAATTGCTTGAATCTTATACCTGTTTGAATCTGAAAAAATAACGTCTTTGCTATCCCAATATGCTCTGTGATACGGATCTGCTAAACTTTCGTAATCTACAAACCATTCTAAATCATTTAAACTAACATTTTCGATAAGTGTTAATGGTGGTGCTTGATAAGTTGCTTCAAGCGGTCTATCAAATGTAATTGTATCATACTCTATGTTGTTTCCGTTTACACTTTCAACTTTGTATGGAACATTTTCAATGGTCACTGTTTGACTTACTAATGCTTCTAAGTCATTGATTCCGTCACTGATATCTCTAGGCAACTTGTTAACTTTAATAGTTGTTTTGCCAGCAAGTGTATCTTCATACAAGTTTGCAGCAACTTCGACTATATCCAAGTCTGATTCGCCTCTTAGTGCTTCTACAGTAAATCTATAACGTCTTGTAACTGCTGGCTGATAAGGAATAATACCTGCTAGTTCTCCTGTGACACTATCTAAAACCAATCCTGGAGGTAACTCACTTGGAGTACCATCATCGTTGACATCTTTTAATACATAACTAATAGTGCCTAATAATGTATTAGGATCATATACATCTAAGTATACTGTTTGATAATTGTTTGCTCTGCGTTGTCCTAAATATCCTGGTGTTATCCAAACAGGCTTTCTCAGATAAGTATTATCTGCTGTAAATATACCTGTACCTGCTTGCATAACTGTGTTATCTGCACGTAGGAAATCATCACCAACAACATATATTCTAAAATCTCTTTTGCTTTCGCTTACATCATCTGCAACTGTAACTGTAAAATTAAAGTATCTGTTTAATTTTTTAGGCTGACGTGTTGTATTATAATAACCATAGTATTGACTATCAAACAAATAGCTATCATAGCCATCGTTGTCAACTACTCTATAATCAAGAGGTGTTGTATCAAACTTTGAGTTGTCGTATCCAGGAACATCATACTTGTCTAGTGCTAGTATTGGTTCAACAATTCCACTGATTTTGCCAGAGCTACTTAATGTTAATCCTGGAGGTAATTCACCATCTCCGTCTGCAATAAAATATTCAAGTTTGCCACCTGCAATCAAATCAGTATCACTGGCTTCAAGCTGATAATCAACAAAGTCATTGTCTAGTATAAAAAATACATTGCTTTGACTACTTGGAGCAGTATTTCTAAATTCGTAGTATAATGATTCCCATTGTCCTTCTGCTTCAATATAAATCAAAAAGTTAAGTTTAAAATCATTGTTATATGTTTGAATCCATATTTGTCTATCCTGCGGATCTAGCGGAGCAGTAAATTGAATATCGTATTCTTGAGGTATCCACTGCAAACTTTCAGGATCATAATTGCGAATTTCTAAATCCAAACCGTTGATCAAATTATTAGTATTGAGCCAGAAGTTATATTTTGATGGGTTTGGAGTAGTATTTGTTACAATCATTGTAGTCGATTGTCCAAGTTGATCTTTCAACGCACTGCTGGTCATTTTATACCAGATGCCGCTCTTTTTAAACCAGTATTGTCCAGTTTCTAAATTAAATGCATAGTCACCATCATTGCCTTCTGAACGACTAGGAATACCTTCGTATATGTCTACCGAAGTTCTAGTCCATTGTAATCCGTCACTGACAAATATATCAAAATTACTACCGTTGATATATAGCCAATAGTTTCTTAAATCTCTACCACCAATATTAAGTAATCCTTCAGGCGTTATCCATTTAGGTTCGTCTGCTCCGATTACTTCTATTGTGAAAGTTCTATCTGTAATTCCTGTTGTATTTGTTGCTCTTAGTGTAAATTCGTATTCTGTTGTTCTGTTTACCTCAAAAGGAACTCCGGTAATCTGTAAATCTTCTATACGTAGACCAGGAGGCATTGTTCCAGCAATAACAGAAATAGTAGTTTCGCCATCATCTGTTATTGGTAAGTTAATTTGATAATCAACTCTTTCGTTTAACGAAGCTAATTGTGTACCACTACGTTCAGTCCATGCCGGGTATGCCATTTTTATTCCTTATACAAACGTTCCAAAATCAATGTTATCTACTTCTGGGTCAGTGAATGTTCCTAAGTCGACATCATTCTGATTAACAATCCAATCAATAATACTAGTACGATTACCAATAATTTGACCAAAATCCCAACCTGATATTCTTCCTAATGCATCAAAGTCGATATCATTGATATTACCAACATTTACAATGTCATTACCTTGTGCATCTAGTGTTGCACTTATTCTTGGTGCTGTTTCTCTATACAATTGACTATCAACTGTAATTTGGTATAAATCTATTTCAGGATTTGCTTGAAATGAAATGTAAGCACCTTGAGTTCCTACTATAGTAGTAAATTTGTCTGCAGGAACAATCAGTGATCCTACACCGTCTGTATATTGTACACGAGATTGTTTTGAATAAAACATTAACTGATCACGTACTGGATCATATTCAATGCTCATTGAGTCCATGTAATCAGGATGGACCCCTAATTTATAAAAAGATAGTGTATTGTCTGCTAATTCTTTGAATACACCAACACCGTATTCGCCTACGTTTTCTGCATTTGTTGCTGCACCTGTAATTTCTCCAGCAGTAATTGAATCAAAGTTTTGATTGATTTTAATAAATGCTTCGCGAAGATCATCACCTGTGCCGTCGTTGGCAACTAAACCTACATTAATTTCTTGGAATGCCATCTTATTCTCCGTTTTATATATTTATCCTATAAACAGATATAATATATTACGAAGTATTAGTTTAGATCAATCCAGCTGCCGCCGTAGTAAAGTTGTACTTTATTAGTTGATACGTTTATGATTAATTCACCAACATATGGATTTGTTATAGCGTTTCTTTGTGTGGTAGTTAATCTTGGAATAACCAATCCTCTAGGAGCATTAGTTCCGCCTAGATATAACCATTCGTCAGCTGTACCAACACCTGACATGTTTCGAACCAGTATTGCTGCTGTATCGCCAATAAACGCAAAATCACCTGTTGCTGTACCCGTAGATGGTAAACTAATATTGTATGGCAATCCAATCCAACTACTGCTATTAGAAATATCAACTTTGCCAGGAGCATTGATTTCGATACCACCTGATGCAACTGATACTACTTGGTTGTTAAATGTCATGCCACCTAATGTACCTGTAGCACCTGATACAGCACCGTTTGTTGTACTGATGTTACCATTTGTACTAGTTAAGTTTCCACTCATACCAATATTAAGTGTACTGATACTAGACAAGTCATGCGGTCCTGCACCGGTTAATGTTAACCCACCAACACTGATATTGTTGATAGTAGTTCCGCCAACGTTGGTAACGTCATCTAAACTTACACCTGCTTTTGCATCTGCTATTGTAATGAAGTTTAATACACCATTGTCAAATGCAATTTCACCAGTTAAGTTATTATAAGAAATACCGCTGCCGCCACTTAGAGATGTTAGTTTAATAAATCCATCTGAGGTAACTGCCGCTAGTGTTGTATAGTTTGAATCGTTGATTAGATCGCTGATATTGCCACCAACTTGTACAGCATTTGGTGGTGTATATGTAAACTCACCTGTGCTGTCATCGTAAGTTAAACTACCTTGTCCGCTTTTTGGATTTTGTGTTACACTAAAATCAGTTAATGCAATACCACCAACAGGAGCAGCTGGGTAATAGTTACCAGCACCATCAAGTGTTAATACATGTCCTTCTGTTTGTGGTAATGCATCGCCTACAACATCATTCAAATCATAAATGCTTTGTACACCTGATATGTTTGGTTTATTTCTAATAAATGCAGCACTACCTGTATCTGCTTCATTCCAATCTGATTGTACTTGTATGCTACTTAATGCTTCACCGCCTACGGTAAAATTGGCAGCATCTACCGTTCCTGTAATATTAGCATTTTGAAATCCGACAAAATTTCCAAGTGCATAAATATTTGTTCCAGTAACACTAGTAGTAACTTCTAATCTGTTACCAATAACATCTCCACCAAACGTACCATTATTTGCTGTTAAATTACCAGTTAAATCAATGTTTGCAACATTAACAATGGTACCATTTTGTAAATTTAAATTGTCTCCAGTAGGTAATTCCTTGATTTGGTTTGTACCTGCTGTGTCTAATATTAGTGGAAATCTATCTGCCATTTTCTAAGTCCTATTGTTTAGTATATTTATCGTATGCATTAAAGTGCTGCAATCCTTGTTTGGAAATCAGTAAAATCTATACTTGCTGCAACTACAGCTTGCAAGTCACTAATTTTCATATATCCAGGAATAGTGCCGTTAACAGCATCTACTAGTAATGTACTATCATCAGCAAACACACTACCAACAACATCTCCAATAATACTTGTTGTAATGTTACCATCTTCCAATGCTGTTATTTTACCATATACTTCTGTAAAATTATCGTTGATTTTTATCATTGCATCGCGGAGAGGATCGCCCCCTCCGCTGTTTGCACTTGCACCGGTTTCTATTATTTTTTGTGCCATTATACTCTCCCTACCACTACTTCAACAATGCCTCTGTCGTCACTGTCTTTGGTTGTAACTGCTTTACCAATTACTGTACCGATGCTAGGATTATTATTAACTATAGCATATCCTGGTACTGCACTGGTTACAAGCATATCGCCTTTTTGCACTCGTCCAATTACTTTACACGGTACACGCCCTTGTAGTGCTACACCTACAACGTAATCACCTTGTAATGCACTGTTCATCAAGTGTGCAGGATTTGTAGTTACAACACCAGCAACTCTATGATCGCCTTTGCTTGCACATACTGTAACTTCTTCTGCACCACCAAATACTAGAACTGTACCTGGTTCGTAATCTGCATCACCTAAATAGTTTTCTGCAAGGTCAGCGTAGCGAGCATTTGTAGCAGTACCATTAAATACTTCTGCCCAAACAGTATTGTATCTATTCAAGCTACCACCTATGCTTACGTTGTTATTGCCTGCGGAAGTACCACTTGTGTTTGCAGGACCAGTAATATTACCTGTGTGGTTAATAGTAGTAATTCCTGTTAGAGCAGTAATAGTTCCACCTAGTGAAACTGCTGTGCTACCAATTGTAATACTACTATTAGCAAGTTCGGCATTGCTAATTTCACCGTTGCCTAGTGTTACAGTTTTGCCACTTAGATCTAGTGTATTGTTAAGTTCTGTTGCACTTACACCTTGTGCTTTAATGCCAACCCATCCGTCTGTGATTTCAAAGTTAGCACTATCAAAACTTGCAAGTCCAAGATCTGCTTGAGTAATACCTGTTGCGTTTGCTCTAGTTGTTGCTGCGTTCATTGCAAGTTTACTTTGATCGATAGCAGCACTCGAATTTACATCACCGTTAACAATAGAACCTGCTGTAATAGCACTTGTAATAGTGTTAGCACTTGATCTAGTTAATGTAACATCTCCACTAATAGTGCCATCTTCCCACGTAGTACCATTCCAAATCAGTATGTCACTGGTTGCTAAACTGACCGATATAGCAGTATCTAACAACTCGCTCAGTTCGTCATATGCTTGAACTTGTGTATCGACATAGTTTTTGTTTGCAGCTTCTAGTCCTGATGTTGGAGTAGCAACGTTTTGAATCTTGAAGTTGTTCAAGTTCATGTTGCCTTCCATTGGTGTTTGATCCGAACCAGGACCGCCTAAACTCATTACACCTGGACCAATTCTACTGCCGCCAACACTTTGACCATCTTTATCAAAGCCTAATCTGAAAGCAAGATAATTGTCCACTGCTGTTTGTGTTGGTACTGCATCACCTTTTGGATCTGAGAAGGTGTCATCGTTTGAAAACTCGTTAACACGCACACCACGTTTGAAACCAATACCGTCAATGTTTGTAAGAACAAGTGCAGCGTTAAATGTAACACTACCTGTACCTTGGTCAACTGTAAAGAATCTACCTACACGGAAGAAACCGTCTTGGTCTGTCATAACAGTAAACACACGCCCTCTTGTACGTTCTTGTACTTGAGCAGCACTTCTGTTACCTGTACTGTCGATAGCATCGTTTGTGCTTACTGGATCACTTACAGGTGAACCAAAAATACGTTCTGGGTAGTTAGCACTATTGTAACCACCAGTACCGATATCAAGCATATCGTGTCCTGTTGCACGACATGTTGAAATGTTAACAGTAATCTGTGCTTCTTCTGTAGAGTTCAAACCACCTTTTAAACTGATGCCTTGAGCACTATCAAGTGATGCTGCAATACCACTTGCTGTTGCTGGATAGTTAACATCTGTGCCTGCAATATCAGCAATTTCAATTACACCAAACTCAATGTCTGCACCTGCTGCTGGATAATATGTGTATTCCGAGTAACCTGTGATTAAATGAGTTTTACCACCCCATGTAAATACCATTTCGGCACCTTCTACACGAGCTCTGTCTGTTGCATCAAGTTTGCTTATTGCAATAAATCTATCTCCAAGAGTGTATCCTAGTGTTTTTGCACTTGGTGTACCAGCTGTGATAATATCGGTAAACCCTGGGTTAACATCAATACGTGGTGTTGTTGGGGAAGTTACACTTACTAGTGTTTCTGTAATAGCAGCATCAACAATATCTTGTTCAACTAGCATATCAACATAACGGAAGTTAGCATCAAATGTAATAACACTTTGATTATTGGCTACTGCATATCCATCTGTGATTGTTGTTGTAAAGCCGATAGTTCTATATGTAAATTCATCTGTGTCGTCTACAAACTCAACTGCTGTACTTGGACGAGTTGGCAAACTTGTAACACCATCAAATACAAAGTTTTGTTTGTGTCTAATTACCAACGGAGTATCATGCAATGTTACTTCTTGCAAGCCATTTTCTGCTGTGCCTTCGATACCAGTACCAAAGTTAAATCTCCAAACTTGTCCGTTTAGTACAGGAGTACTGTCATCATACGCTGCTGTTGGAGTACCACTGATGCTTAGTTCTGTTGGAACACCTGAACTCACTGCATCAACTGCTATAGTCAGGTCGTTACCTCCATCTGCACCACCTAAATCAGCACCACTAATAGTAACTGTACTAGATGTTGTATAGCTAGTACCACCTTCAAAGTCTACAATTACGTAACCATCTGTTCTGTTTTTAGCAACTGTTACAATAAGACCAGTACCACCGCCTGAAGTTGATTTAAATGCTACAGCATCACCAATTTCATAGCTATTGAAGATAAAGTTTTTACCTCCAAGTTTTGCCAGTGAAGCATTGGTTAGTTCATATGGTTGATACAAGCCTGTGTCATGTAGTATTTCAACTTCTGATACGTTGTTTGGTAATCCATCAAGATCGTATGCGTATAAGAACAAGTCTGCTACATCTGCACTAGTGCTCAATGTTTCAAATGCACTCGGAGTACCTAATGCTGTTGCACCGCCATCTGCGGTCACTGCATTACTAGTATCAAATGTACCAGTAACATCGGTTAAGTATACAACAGTATCACCTTCTGATTTAAAACTAATAGTACCTGTTGCACCTGTTGTTGCTTGAGTTATTTCATCTCCGATATTTGCACCTGCAGGTACAGCACTAGCAAATGTTAGTCTGTGACTTGCTTGCCATGCTTTACCAGCAAATGCCATTTTAGCATTTAGTGTAACATCTGTGCTACGTTCATCTGGATCCGAACCTTCTGCAACTAGACCGTAGAAACCATAACTGTTGTTACCAGCAATACTACGAATCTGTGAACCTGATCCTGCTAGGTAACCTGTGTGACAGTAGTATGTAAACATACTAACAAGTTCTGCTAGTGCGTTGTTGATACAAATGGTACCAAAGCCTAAATCGTTAACTTGTGTAAAGTCGTTTGCAAGCATCGAGCGGTTACCACCACTCTGTATAAAGATATCACCTGTTCTATTAAATCCATCGGTTACCGGATCATCTGACGGTGTGCCTGTGCCTGAACTCCAGCCGCCACCTGCTGCAACTGTTTCGGCAAACCCGCCACTGCTGTAAGTGTTGTACAGTGTGCTATCTTCGCTGTCTAGCGAGAAGTTAAGAGTATCTATAACTGTAACAGTAAATGTTCTACCATTAAGTTCTGTCATGCCGCTAACACTAGTAATAGTTACAGTGTCGCCTGTTGTAAATCCGTGTACGTCACCGGTTGTAACTACTGCTGGGTTTGCATTAGTAATGTTTGTAATATTTCTTGTTACACTACCTGATGCATTACTTGTTTCATCAAGAATAAGTCTTGCTGTACCTGTAGTTTGATCATAGTTTGTAATGGTGTTAACTTGGTATCTAGAACCGCCAACCCAGAACGGGAATGGAGTAGGCGGTCTGCGTACAAACAAACCTTGTCCTGTCGGCGATTCTACATCAAGTGTAAACGGATCAACTATGCTTGTAATAGTTACAGGCATATTACCTGCATACCCGTCTACAAACTGTCCACCAGCAAAACTACGCTCTGTGACTTTTGATTGTGAGAAACTTGAACCTGTCTGACAGTAAGGTGATCTTGTTAGGATTTGACCTTCTGGGTCAAGTACCATCATAAAGCCGCCTTGCTGCTGTACTGTAATGTTACGTACAATAGTACCATCATTACACAAGAACACATCCATTTTGTTGTTTTCTAACGGCGGGTTATAACTTGCATCAAATGCAAATACCACACAATCAAC